TGGTTATGGGCACCGGACATCCAAAGTTTTATCGTAGTCGAGGCAAAGAATGAGAAGTCATTCAAGCTTGGGCCATGGGTAGAGGAAGCAAGTATTGAAGTAAAGAACTGGATAAAGAAAAGAAAATCTACACCAGCGATACCAATCGTTATTGCTAAGCGTAGACAGCATGGCATAGGTAAGTCGTTTGTAATCATGGAGTTAGATACATTTACGGAGGTATTAAAATGGAAACAGTAGCAGGGGTATTGATCGTAATCGCAGGTGTTGCTTTGTATCACTTCTTAGAACACTTGTATTACACCTTCGATGCAAGGTTAGAACAGAAGAAAATGGAGAAGCGTATTGAAGAATACAACTCCTATCTCAAGCAGTTAGAACGAACACAGAAGAAGAAGCCAGTAAGAAAGACTTACTAATGGCCGCCGACCCAGAGCTTCTCAAGGCTGTGGTCGAACACTATGGCGGTGAAGTAAGAGAAGGTTATTCAAAGCCTGTTAGATGTTGCTTTCATAACGACACTCGAAGGTCTGCTGTTATGAGTACAGACGGAGAGAAAGCAGGACTCTACTTCTGCCACACCTGTGGCATAGGTGGAGATGCATACTCATTACTAATGTGGAAAGAAGGGGTGGATTTTCGTGTTGCTTTCGATAGAGCGTCTGACATTGCTAAACGATTTGGCTACGACATATCACAAAAAGATAAACGAGGAGACAGTCTCTTACCTAAAAGGTCGGGGGTTCAGTCAGGAGCTGGCAAGCGAGCATCTGCTGGGAAGCGTACCAGTCGACTGTGATCCGAGCCATGTCCAATTCATTGGATGGTTATCCATACCATACAGAGTCGTCAATGGCGTTGCAGGTTTCAAGTTCCGAAGGATCGATGAACTTCCGGGGCCTAGATACATGGCACCAATGCATCAACCAGCAAGATTGTTCAACGCAGTTGATCTACAAAAGCCTTCGGATACCATTGCAATTTGCGAGGGAGAGTTGGATGCAGTCATTGCAAGTCAACTCTTGCCTTCAGTTGGAGTGCCGGGTGTTAAAGCTTGGCGACCACACTTCAATAGATTATTTGGTGGCTATCGAAGAGTCCTTGTCTTGGCCGATAACGATGATAAAAAAGATGGAAGCAATCCGGGAATGGAACTTGCAGAGAAAGTATTACAAGAGGTCGAACACGCAGAGTTGATACCTCTTCCACTCGGAAGTGATGTAAACTCTATAGTATTAGATGAGGGTTTAGATGGGCTACGAAGGAGATTAGGAATAGATGAGCGTGTATGAGGATGGAATCCGTAGATCCAATGACGATGCAGAGTTTGAAAGACTTACTGGAAAGCTTGGGCCTAAAAATCCTAAGCCTAAAGCCAGACCCAAGTCAGCCTTTGGCCCTCGAGATAGTAGTTCAACTACCGCAGACCCGGTGATGAATCAGTTCGTTGCTGACTCATGGGATGTTATCGATGAGCTTGGCAATCTACTGATCTCTAAGCAAAGAGACTACGGCCCGGGCAATATCAACAATGCATACGGTGGCCCTATCAATGGGTTGATGGTTCGTATGGGTGACAAGTTTGAAAGACTTAAGAACTTACTAGCATCTGGTCATGCACCACAGCACGAATCCATTGAGGATTCATTCAAGGATCTGGCTAACTATTGCATCATTGCCATGATGGTTACTCGTGGCACATGGCCGGAGAACAAGTGAGGAAATTTTTTTTATTAGCAATTCTTGTAATTACATTGATGGCATTCGTTGCCAAGTTTGTAATGGATGCGATAGTAGAACTCGAGGATGATGAGTGAGTTCTGCTGACTATGATCGCTTAGATAGATCCGCAGAACATCTCGAAGATCTGTTGCATATATCTGCATCACACATCCATCGCAGATTTGCTGGCTATGTAGAGAAAGAAGATCTCATTCAAGAGCTTCGAGTCTATGTTCTTAAGCGACCTCACTTAGCGAAAATGTTAGATGAGGCTTATGAGGTAAGCAAGGATGAGACTAAGTGGGTAGCAAGACGGATCATGGCACGATTCCGCAGGACTATTGAGAAGTATTCTCGCAAAGAGAAGGCCGCAAAGCTGGGCTATTCAACCGGCGATGAGTTCTTCTACGACACGATAACGATAGCCAAGATGTTGCCAGTTGCATTTGAGTTTGATTCATACGGTGCAGTAATGGTTGACAAGGTAGATGATGGCACCCCACGCAAGCCATCAGTTCCAAGTGAGGGTGGCAATATCTTGGCTGTAGTAATTGATATTAGATCTGCAATAGATCTGCTACAGGCAGATGAGCAGGTGATGTTACGCAATAGGTATTCCAATAACCCAATGACTCTATCCGAGATAGCAGAAGAGATGGGCATAAGTGATTCAACAGTAGATAGAAAGATACAAGGCTCACTAAGAAAGATCATCGATCATTTAGGAGGGCCAACCCCTTGGGTCTAAAGATAATACTTGAGAGATACGAAGTAGTTCTCGCTGCTAACACAGCGATTGAACGCTATGTATCTACAATGAAGAACCAACAGATGCGTGGACTACAGGACATGGATGCATGGCAGAGAATCCTTCTTGATGTTGATGGTGCCGGTGCTGAGATAGCAGTAGCTAAGTATCTTGGTGTCTACTGGGGCGGTGCCTTCGGTCAAGGTGGTGTAGATATTGAACCGAACATTGATGTTAAGTATACGAAGCACGAGCAAGGCAGGTTACTTGTTAGACCTGATGCAAAGGATGATGTGAAGTTTGTATTGGTTAGAGGTGGTATGCCTAACTACGAGCTGATTGGTTGGATCATGGGTGCAGAAGCTAAGAACCCGGAGTGGTTGGACAAACCTGACTGGAAGAGACCAGAGATCTATTGCGTACCAGAAGAGAACCTAAGAAAATTCAGAGGGAGTTACAATAACTAATGGCTAAATTACTGGACTTGTTCTGTGGTGGAGGTGGTGCCTCAATGGGGTATCACCAAGCAGGTTATGAAGTAACCGGCGTTGATATAAAACATCGTGCTGAGTATCCCTTCGAGCAGATAACAGGAGATGCCATGGAGATACTAAAGGACAAAGAGTTCCTGTCTCGGTTTGATGTTATCCATGCCAGCCCACCTTGTCAGGTATTTACCAGAGCAAGGCACTTGATGAAGGCACAAGGTAACGAGACATCAAAGCCAGATCTAGTAGCTGCAACACGAGAAGCATTGATTGAGTGGGGTGGTATCTATGTTATGGAGAATGTTCCCGATGCACCAATGGATGGCATAACCCTATGCGGATCATCATTTGGGCTGAAGGTTAGACGACACAGAATTTTCGAGAGTAATGTGGAGTTACATACCTTGCCCTGTAATCACAAAGAACAGGGCAAACCAGTAGGTGTGTATGGTGCAATGGGAGACCAGCCTCAAGGTGTAGATAAAAGCACAGGTAAGTATGTGTATGGTGGTCGTGTTGCCACAAGTATTGAAGAGGCAAGAGATGCAATGGGGATTGACTGGCTGAAGTGGCAAGCATTAAAGGAATCAATACCACCTGCATATACAAAGTTTATTGGTGAACAGATAAGGGATACAGATGGCAACATATGAATACAGTTGCACTAACTGTGCTGTCAAAGTAGAGATCGAACGCAAGATGACAGAAGAAGAAGCACCACCTAAGTGTGACTGTGGCTTGATGATGACTCGAGTATGGAGTCCAACACCTACGGTGTTCAAGGCTACTGGTTTCTACTCAGTAGAAAATCCAAGAGGTTAGAAAAGACTAAGCCCCTCACGGCCTACAGTCCGGAGGGGTCTTAGTGGTTTTAGTTTAATGCCGCTGTCGGCATTGTCAAGTTACTTGCCGTAGTCTTCCTTTAGGAATTTGCCACAGTAAGGCCAAGGCTTAGAGCCTCGATCAACATAGATGTGAAGAGCTACATAGAACTGCTCAAGTATGGTGGAATCCTTGGGTGGTTTGCCGCTGCTGCCACCATGTGCAACCCAAGTCCGGGGATACTCGATCTGGAATAGCCCTTGGAACTGTTTGCGTTTGCCGCTGACAGCATTGACTCGACCAGAGGATTCACACATAGCCAATTTTTGCCACGATAAAGGTAGTTGATCCAAAGATAAATCCGGAATCTCCACGACTTTTGGGATTACCTCTACAGGTTTTACTTCGAGGTGGATTGGGGCGTTTGGGGTCAGCGAAATCGCCAACCCCAAAGCCACCAGTCCGATTATGAATCGGTGATGCATTACTTCTCCTTCCACAGTAGGGCTGTTACCAGCCCCAGTATCGGTATCGCTATTAGTAGCGGTTGATTCTCTGCTATCCCTACAGGGAGAGTGAAGAATAAGAGTATGACTAGGACAAAGCCTACCAATTAGACCCCCTTACTCTCGAAATTGAAGCTCTTGTATTCATTGACTAACTCGATTACTTGATCCAAGCACTCGCCGTCAGTCATTTCTTCGCCATCAGTAGCGACCACCTTCTCGATAGCCTCGATAAGTTCATAATCTCTCATCACTTATACTCGCAATCTCTATCGGTAGTGCCACACGCAGGGCAGGTTGCCATAAAGCAACCCTCTTCGTGACCCTTGATGTCGCAGTCAGTCCATACCCACTCTTCAGAGGGAACACAGGCTAGGCCAGTAGTCATAACTCCACCTCTCTTAGCACTCGGACTCTTGGTTCTGGACAGTCTGAGTAAGGGTTCTTGTTGCCCTCATTATCTTCACACATACAGAATCCAAACCTCATTACCTGAGTCTTATGAGTTAGTTCTGCTAACTCACCCCACGAGATTGACTCACTCTCGTAAGCCAAGCATTCAATGTCCGATAGGTGATTCTCTTCAACCTTACACCTATCGCAATACTCCTTCTCAGAGTTTTTCATTGAACCACCCTGCAATCTTGCCTTCTCGGGTTGTGTATTCCTCATCATTACCAGCACGATTGACAGGTTCTTCAATCTGTAAGAGTAAAGAATCGGTGAGTGTATCGAACTCGTTTCTATCAAGTTCTCTATCTGTTATGAATTCCAAGGTAATTGTGTATCTCATTATGAGACCACCCATTCACCCTTGGTTTCGTCATAGACATTCTCTTCAATCCGCCAATCACATTCATTCCAGCGAATCTTGTCCGACATAATCTCAGCGATTTTATCTATGAACTCGTTGATAATTGCCTCAGCGTGATGTTTATTCTTCGCATAGATTTGGACAATCGGAATGTCCAAGTCGGTTGAGTAGTAAGGGGCGAACATTGGGTCTTGAGTAGTCATTACTCCACCTCTAACTTCTTGAGTGTGCCAGTCTCATCTTCTGTTAGATCGGTGTAGATAATTACTTGGCCGTCATTATCTTGGCCAAAGGTTGCATTAGGCAGAATCTCTAAGACCTTAGTGCATAGCCAGTCGAAGCTCTTTTCGTTCTCTTCTTTTTTATTAGCAAGTAGATAACGCTTGACTTCTAAATCGTATCCAGCGTAGTCAATCTCACACATAAAGTCCCAAGACTCTTCGCCTTCGTCAATCCAAGACTCGGGAACTTCAATCTTCTTGCCGTCTTTCCATAGTTGATTCTCACAACTGTGCTTACCTATGAAAGTATCAAGTTGATAAGTCTCGCCTTCAATAATAAAGGTAACACTTCTTGAATACTCCCATTCTTCGCTTGTTAGTATCTCGAACTCTTTCATTTATCTATCTTTCCGTAGGTTGTTGATGTTCAGATGAACACCCCATAAGGCAGGGAATAAATCCCCTGCCCTATAGGTCGCTAATCTTTTAGCTGCGTAAGGTCAATCATCTTGGTCGCTGTCTTGCTTTCTTCAGCGTTATGTCTATCGGTAATCCACCACTCAAGGCCTTCGAGCCTTGTTGCTAGATCGTGGTTAGCGAGTGGGTCGCTTGAATAAATTACGACCCAAGTCTTATGAACTGTCATTGAATCACCCCCTCTCTGCACTTATTGCAATCACAATTCGCCACACAAATCGGGCACTCGGTTGAGCAATCACCTGCGTGAATAGTCATCACCACAATTACACCTCGCAATCGTGGCCATAAGCCCACTCTTGTGAATCGTTATCATCTAGCAGGTCAAAGACCCGAGAACACTCGGGGCACTTAGCCTTGGTTGGAATCGTTGGCATTTATTTATCTCCCTCGCTGATGTCTTTACCGCTTGAACGCTTTTGGCATTCGCATTTACAGCACTCGCAACCGCAATCATTCGAGTAGTCGCCACAGTTGTTGCATAACCAATTAGAGCATTTGCATTCTTCACACATAACAGGCATCTAATTACCGCCCTTCTTCTGGAAAGTAGCACTCGATAGAACTCTTGAAGCAGTATCTATCGCCGACCCAGTTCAAGTGGTCAATTCCCCACAGTAAAAGTCCGGCAACTAATAGAGCATTTATTCCAAGCGATACGGCGAGAACTATCTCGCCTCTTTTATTGAGTTTCATAGACCGAACTCACTCTCTACCTCGAGAATCTCGGAGACAAAAGCTGCACAATCTTCAGGGCGATTAGACCACTCGGCCAAGGCCTCGCCCAATTTACCCAACTCGACATAACCCATTGACTCGCTTGGGTCTTTCCAATCTGCAAGAGGTGAGCCGAGATTCTCGGCAGAATGTCCAACAAGATCTAAGAACATTCTAAACGGCCTAAAGTCTTGGTAATTACTAGACCAAGAATAAAGGGATTCGATTGACTCGCAATAAGTGGGGGCAGAATCTGCACTCCACGCTAACGACCCCACGCTCTTCGGGGTCTTGGTTTCTGTGTTCATTTATTGCCTTTCTGTAGGTGGTGAATGTCTAGGGGATTCCCTTAGACATAAAGCAAGGGCAAGACCCGAAAGCCTTGCCCCCACTTTACGGCCTAAGCGATTACGGCCTCGATACCTGCCTTCGAGTATGCCTTCACTAAGGCATTCATTCGAGTCTTGGAAAGAGGGGCGAAGACTAAGACCTCGCCACTTTCAGAATCGAGGAGAGTAATAAACGGATTACTTACTTTCATTCACACACACCCCTTCGAGGTCTTTCAGACCTGCCTCGACCTTGCCGTGCAACTGATTACGCATTGAAGCGAATGAAGCAGGTGGCCAACCTGCCGACATAACTCGGCGGAGAAGCAAGGAGAGAGAGTGGCCATTCACTAACTCGAGAGCCTTATCGAGTGCCTTGTTGGCCTCTTCAATCTGCCCCAACTCGTAAAGATACGCCCCTCGAATCGCCTCGAGTCCTGCCGAATCTTGCCCGAGTAATTGAATCGCCGTAATGAATGCAAGAGAATCCTCGGAATCTAAACAGATTCCAATCGCCCCGAGTGCATAGTCTCGAATCTGCACACTCTCGGAGATTCCAATCGTGGCGGTCTTTATTGCTACCTCTTCAAGCATTCGAGAATCTTGGAATGAATTGAGAAGAGAATCGAGGGCATTCTTGGCCTCGAGGTGAGTAGGTAAATCGGTCTTGATGTCCATCTATAGCCTCATTCTGTAGGTAATGAGTGGGGAAGAGATTCCCCCACTCGCTAAGGGTAAGGCCAGAGCTGCAAGAGTTCAACCATTCCCGAGATCGTGTTGCCGGTATTTATCCCTCTCGAAAGTGAGTGATTTACAAGGCTTTCAGAGATACCAGAGATTCAAGACCCAAGGCCAAGACCCAAGACCCAAGACCCCAAGGCCTCGAGGTCTGCCAAGGTCTGCCCGATTCCCTGCCGATTCCCCAAGCCTTGCCCCCTCGATTACCTGCCAAGCCCTGCCAAGTAATGCCCCAAGTATTAGGCGATTACTTAGACGGCGAACATTGAAAGAGGCCTAGTTGCCGAGGGTCTGCCCTGCCTCGAGTCTCCCCGACACGCCGTAAAAGCTACTTTACATAATGTCTGTTATCGGCATAGGGGGGTCAGACACGCAGGGGGGCTAAATTGACCCGAGTGCTTTATAGGGCTGGGGCCCCTGTATATATGTACCCAAATAAAAATTTTTGATAGGATCTAAGCTGCGAAATAGGCTCTGAACAGGACTTTTACACACAATGGCTAGTATGTGATACAAATCACAGGGCATAGTGTGGGATAAAACCTATTTATCCCGGCTTATATATAGTAGGAGGATAATTACTTGCTAAAGTAATTAGACGACTACCCGGCTCTAGGGAGCCGGAGTGAGCCCTAGCGAACGAAGGCGATCTAAAAGCCCCTAGTAAATGCCCAGTAGTCTGTTCTTTTTCAGAACCCCTAAACCCAATGAAAAATCTTTGGCGACCACGCCAGCGAAGCTGGCGAGGAGAGATATGAGTAAGCAAGAAGAGACCGCTAAGATCAAAGCAAAAGTAATCCGGTTGATTACTGAAGGCTGCACAGTCGAAGATGCCATGAGGCAGGTCGGCAGATCAGCAAAGCTTTGGGATTACTACCGTTCCACGGATAAAGAATTCAAGGAGACAGTAGACAAGGTTCGTGCCGCTAGATCAAAGCATGGCCGTATCCAGTCTGAGGAATCCCTTGAGATGGATTTCCGTACTTTCCGCAAGGAGTATCTAGAAGCAGACACATTCCCACATCAGATGAATATCATCAACCTTCTTGAAGGTAATGACCCTGAGTGGATGCATGACTCGATGCAATATGAAAAGGGTCGACCACAGTATGTGCTGGTCAATGTGCCCCCAGAACACGCCAAGTCCATGACTACCTCGATTGACTATCCGGTATATCGGATCTGCATGGATCCCAACATCCGTATCATGATTGTCTCGAAGTCACAGCAGAAGGCAACAGAATTTATCTACGCTATTAAACAGCGTTTGACTCACCCATCGTGGCAGAAGCTACAACTAGCTTACGCTGCTGGCTCAGGTTTCAAGTCTAAGTCAGCCACATGGCAAGCCACGCAAGTCTACCTCGGAGACGAACTGCGTGACTCAGACCAGAAGGATCCTACGATTCAAGCAATCGGTATCGGAGGACAGGTATACGGTGCGAGAGCAGACCTGATTATCCTAGACGACTGTGTGACTATGTCGAACTCTCACGAATACGAAAAACAGATTCGATGGATTCAACAGGAAGTCCTAACTCGACTCGGGCCTACCGGCAAGCTTTTAGTCCTTGGAACTCGAGTAGATTCCATTGACCTCTATAGAGAACTCCGTAACGGTGAGAGATACCCAACAGGTAAATCACCTTGGACATATCTGGCGATGCCAGCAGTCCTAGAGTTTGCAGAAGATCAGAAGGACTGGAAAACACTTTGGCCTAAATCAGACCGCCCTTGGCAGGGTAGCGATGAAGAGGCAGACGAAGACGGTCTATACCCACGCTGGGATGGCAAGTATCTATCCATGCGTAGAAGTGCATTAGACCCAAAGACTTGGTCGATGGTTTACCAGCAAGCAGATGTTGATGAAGACTCAACCTTCAACATGACTTGCGTTAAAGGTTCTATCGACAGAATGAGAATGATCGGGCCAATCGTTCCGGGCAACCCCGGACATCCCGAGACAGTAGAAGGTCTCACCATCATCGCCGGGCTTGACCCAGCAATCGTTGGTGATACGGCGGCAGTTGTCGTAGCTGTAGATCGTAGGAGAAAGAAAAGATATATCCTCGATGCTGCAACTATAACTAAACCGTCACCGCAAGCCATCCGTGATCTCATCACTACATTTACGGAAAAGTACAAACCATCGGAATGGATGGTTGAACGAAACGCCTTTCAGGGTTATCTGACACAGGATGAGAATTTACGGCAATGGTTAGCAAGTCGTGGTGTGCTTCTTAGGGAACACACTACATCTAGAAATAAGTGGGATGTTGGATTTGGTGTCGCTGCAATGGCTACCCTATTTGGTAGCGTTGAATCCAATGGTAAGCACCATCGAGATAACTTGATGCACTTACCTTCAGATCGACACGAAGGCATCCGCTTACTTATTGATCAGTTAGTTACATGGTCGCCAGAGACTAAGAACAAGACAGACCTTGTTATGGCCCTCTGGTTCTGTGAGATTAGAGCAAGAGAGATCTGCCAGTTTGGTGAGTATGGCGGAAAGTTTGTACATAATGAATTCCTCACCCGAGCAGATGCCGAAAAGCGACAGGTCATCAACCTTGATGAGTGGGCCGCAGATCGCCGTTTGGCATAAGGAGAAAAATGCTTTCAGTTCAAGAAGTTGCAGCTAAGGTTGAACGCCTTAAAACACGCAACATGGATCGTGACCGCCGTATGTCAGATGTTCTTGCTGTCCGTCAAGGTCGTATGCAAGATGTATTCTTCGGTCAATTCTCTGATGAGTATCCGAAGCCACTCATCGCTAACATGGTTGACATTGCAGCTCGTGACCTTGCCGAGGTAACTGCCCCTCTTCCAGCAATTAACTGTGCCTCATCCAACATGACTTCCGATGCAGCTCGTAGAAAAGCTGAAACTCGTACACGCATTGCCAACCACTATGCCAACAAGTCTGATCTACAACTTCAGATGTATCAGGCAGCAGACTGGTATTACACCTATGGCTTTGCAGCAGGTATGGTGGAGATTGACTTTGACACTAACAATCCACGCATTCGTATGCTTAATCCCTTTGGTCTTTACTTTGAAAAGGATCGCTTTGGCTCAGTAACCTCTATGGCTCAGATCATTATGTCTGATTCAGAGTCACTATCTGCCCAGTATCCAGAGTATAAGGCTCAGATCAACAGTAAGTATCGTATGAAGTCTACGATTTCCATGGTTCGCTACCATGATAAGTATCAAGATATGATCTTTTTACCGGAGTTAGATAACTTAATCCTATCTAATACTCCCAATCTTCTAGGTAAAATCCTTGTAGATGTAGCAGAACGACCAACAGTTGATGGTCAAACTCGTGGTCAGTTCGATGATGTCCTACCAGTTCAGATGGCTAAGGCTCGATTTGCACTCCTTCAGCTTGAAGCAGCGAAGAAGTCAGTCAATGCACCTATCGCTATCCCACCAGATGTCCAAGAATTTACCCTTGGGCCAGATGCTTTGCTTCGATCTAACACACCTGAAAGAATCCGTAGAGTTCCAATCGAACTTCCTAACGGAGTCTTTGCTGAATCACAGGCACTTGAGCGTGAACTCCGTATGGGTTCTCGCTATCCGGAAGGCCGAACAGGTCAGATCGATGCATCTATTGTCACAGGTCGTGGCGTTCAAGCTCTTATGGGTGGCTTTGATTCACAGATCAAGGCAGCACAGGCAGTCTTTGCTCGCTTCTTTGTAAACCTTATCGGTATTGCATTCTGTGTAGATGAGCAAGTCTTTGGTTCAAACCAGAAAACTATTCGTGGATCCGATGATGGAACACCATACGAATTAAAATACACACCATCGAAAGACATCAACGGTGATTACACAGTAGATGTCCAGTATGGCCTCATGGCAGGACTAGATCCTAACCGTGCTGCAATCTTTGGATTGCAACTTCGTGGAGATAAGTTGATTTCTCGTGACTTCCTCCGCCGCAATCTTCCGTTCTCAATCAATGTTACTCAAGAAGAGCAACGAATTGACATCGAAGAACTTCGTGACTCATTAAGAACCGCAGTAGCACAATACGCAAACGCAATCCCAATGCTTGCTACTCAGGGTGGGGATCCAACAGAAGCTGTTAAGAGGCTCGCCGACATCATTGAAGGTCGAGCAAAAGGTCAAGCATTGGAGTCAATCGTTGCTAAAGCGTTTGCTCCAGTAGAACAACCGGCAGCGACTGCGATGGCCCCCGGTGCTTCGCAATCCCCTATGGGGATTCCGGGAGCGGCCCCGGCTGCCGGTTCCCAAATGGTATCTGGCCCCGGCCAGTTTTCTCGTAGAACTGATCTAGCACAAGGTGGAACCCCACCGATGGCTGATCTTTTAGCTTCCCTAACTGGGGCAGCTTAAAACGCATCTGGAGGTGCAATATGTTCGGAACAAAAAAAGGTGCAGTAGCCCCAGCATTAGTTAAGGGCCCTACTATGGCAACTGGCAAACCAAAAGGCAAAGCAGGAATGCAAAAGCTTGGAGATGTCGGAAAGTCAGCATCAGCAGCAGGAAAGAAAGCTAAGTAAATTCTTGGAAGGGTGAGCCAATGTCAGAAGATAACTTCGATGAACTCGATGATATGTTCGTATTGGCTCGCCCTGCAAAGAAAATAGATTTTGTTTACGCAGTAGCAGATTTACTATACAAGATAAGTTATTCATTCGCAGATTTCTTCTCATTGATAACAAAAGTTATACATTCACATTCTGTTAACGAAGCAAAGAAACAGTATATGTGGGAGAAGATGACCAAAGACATTGAAAAAATGGAGGCTAAAGATGGCTGAAGGCCCATACATTGGTAGGCAGGCAGCACAATCCATTACCGGTGGAGCATACGGTGAGAACACAGAACTCACACAACTACAGACAGCTCCCGGAGTTCCATTAGCAGCAACTGAAACAGGTGCAATGGGTGGGGGAATGGGCCCTATGATCGCAGCACCTGCTATGCCAAGCAGAAACTTTGCAACACCTAATCCAAATGTAGATCAAGAGATTACATTCGGTGCAGGTTTTGGTGCTGGCCCGGGTAATGAAGTATTACCTATTCCACCATCTGCACCCGATGAAACTGCCACGCTAGTCCGTCAACTTATTGCCCTATATCCAGATCCAGACTTGGTTCGATTAGGTCAAAGATTAGATTATGAGAAGCGTTAATGGCAGGAAAAACCGGAGGCACATTTGGTGCTGGTAGTCTCGGTGCATCGCTAAGTTCAATCCCTCAAGAGGGAACAGCAGCTTATGATACATACATACAGGCCCAGCAATCTAAGTATTTAAGTCCTGATTTTGCCAAGCAGTTAGCTGCTATGGCTAAGGCCTACCCTGCTGCATCTGTTGGCACGGTCATGGGTCTTACAAAGTCTGGTGCTGTTATTGGTGGTAATACTGCTAATGCAATGACCACACTTGATGGATCAGCATTGATTGATGCACAGCGTAATGCAGCCATTGCTGCTGCTGCTAAGTTAAAAGAGCAGAACTCTGCAAAGAAGGGTTCACCTGCTGACTTCTTAGCACCACTTACTCGTACTGCTTTCATGCTTTTATCAACACCATTTGAAATGCTAGAAGCCACCGTTCGTAACGGTGTATCTGGCAAGGGTGGCCTTAATACTTTTGATGAGACTCAAACAGGACAAGCTCTTATCAACCTTTTCAAAACAGGCAAGATTGATGTAGGTACTGGTTTTCTTGGTGCAGATCAAAACTCTGCGGTAGGTAAAGCATTACTTAATGCAAAGATTGCTGCTGGCCCTACGATGAAGGGTGGAGTTCCTTGGACTTATTCAAGTGGACTTACACAAGCACTATTCGATAACCCAGAGACTAAAGCAGCTCGTACATTCCAAGCCATTTCAGGATTCGTTCTTAATCTTGCAGCAGACCCACTCACTTATGTTCCCGGTGTAGGTTTACTTAAGATCGGTAAAGAAGCTGGAAAGGTTGGCGTAACACTTCGTGTTGGGCCAAAGGCCGCAGCTCGTGCAGCAGAAGCGAAGGCAGCACCGATCAAGGCTGTGGCTCGTGATGTTGAAGACATTATGGGTGATGTTACAAAGGTTCGTGCAGAAGCACGAGCAGCAGCAGGCGACATCAATATGCTTGAAGCAGACATCATCAAACACCAAGATGATCTAAACACTATCGCCGAAAAGGTAGATAACACATACCAGACTTATTACAAATCAAAGTCTGAAGCAGATTTATTAGATGCAGAATACGGTCAACTCCGTCAACAGCGTGACACTTTAATTGCAGGTCTTAAGACTGCAACCGATACAAAGGGTCAACTCGTTGGACAAGCTCGTAAGGCTGAAGACCTTATGGCTCACCGTATTGAACTCAATACTGCTGGTCGTGCAGCAGAGGTTCAAAGTATTCTCGATGCTAAAGGTTTCGATGAAGTAGTTCGTGCAGGAGAAACACTTCTCGAGCAAGAGCAGTTGGCTCCCGGACTTATTCATACACTTGAAGAAGCAGCCCTTAAGAAGGGTGATCGTGCATCCACTCAAGGTATTCGCAATGGAGTAGATGCTGTAGTTCGTGTAGCAGCAAAGCAGAAGCCACGCCTTATCAAGTGGACAGCTCTTATCAAGGCTGGAGATTCACCACAAGCAACTCGTGTATCTAACGAGATCGGTTCTAACCTTATTGATGTTGGAACTGCTGCTGGTATTCAAGAATCTAAATTGCAAGGTGTTCTAGATGTAATCGATACACCCGGTGCAACACACGCAGAACTTATTGCTTCAGCACAAAAGGCTGGACTTGTAGAACAACTATTTTTAGCATACGAAAGAGCCGGTATCCAAGGCTTTGAAAATGTTGGTGCTACTCGTGGTATGGGTGGTGGTGGATACGCTTACTTCCCACGGACAGTAGATCCATTCGATGCAAAGATTTCTGACTTTGGTCGCTTTAAGGCTGATGCTATTAACTCACCTGACATCAATGATCTTGGTGTTCAAGCACTTACAACCAAGGGTGCAATTACTCAGCAGGTTACAGGGTTAGTCGAAGGTGCAGCAGCACCTCGCCTTACAGTCATGGAACAACTTGCCAATGTAAACAAAGAACTTGCCGAAATGGGTAAGGTTACAAAAGGTGTCCAAAAGGAACTTGATAAAGCAGAGGCCGCTTGGAGAAACAATCTTAAGTATGTTCAAGATCGAGTTAAGTCTGATGATGAAGCTCGTATCCTTCTTGAAGAAGCCAGAGGCCGTAAGGCACTAGCAATGGAAGCAGAGTTTGGTCTTATGACCATAGGTGGTAAGCAAATCCTTGATTACCAACAAGCTGCTAAAGCATTCTTTGGCCCGATGGGTCAGAACGCTGCAAAGTTTATTGCTCTCCACTATGGCCCAGAACAATACGATGATCTATGGCGAGCAATGAATGGCAACATCACAGTTGACCTAGCCAAGCGTTTGGCTGCTGCTACTTCTGAAAAAGAAGTAATGGGTTTACTTGCCGGTGAAGTTGGGCTAGAACTATCTCGTGGAACACGAGTCGGACTTGCAGTTCAATCTCGTGCAATCCAATTCCAGTCAAGCTTCTATGCACCTAACTCATTGAAGTTACACCATGAAGGTTTTGCTAACTTCCTGCTCAATGCAGAGAACGAAGCAAGAATGTTCTTGAGAAGTAATAAAGTAACTGCACCTTTTACAAGGTTTGCACCTACTAGAAATCTTGTTCACCTAGACGATGTAGATACATTGGTCAAGGAAATGAATGACACTTTGCCATTCCTTAAAGCATCTCCTGAATTACAGAAGACATCCATTAAGGCAATGATGGCGGCTACAACCTCGACTGAACGCTTCAATGTATTCATTGACACGCTTAAGTCTTTGGTTAAGGAGAAAGCTCCTAACCTAACAGAAGAACAAATCCGTATGCTTAACGATGCGGCTCGAGTATTTAAGAAGGAAGCAGATGCTAACCGAAAGTTCTTGGCACAGGTTGCTGGCAAGGACATCGGCACACGAGAATTTAAGGTCGCTGGAAAGACCCAGAAGTTCACACAACTGGATCCACTCATTGACTCTCAACTTGCAAATTTTGTTAAGTGGCCAGACATCGACTCAATCCGTCAGCTCACAGGAAAGACCAGAAACCTCTTCTCCCAGTCACAGAATGCACAGCAACTCAGAACAGTAACTACTGATCTATTCGATTCATTCTTTAAGCAGACAGTTCTCGTAGGTCGTGTTTCATACATCCTACGAAATGTCGGTGATATGCAGGTTCGTTCATTCCTTGGTGGATCTACAACCTTGTTCAATCACCCATTGCAGTTTGCTGCAATGATGATGGCTAACCCAGAGGGTAATGCCATTGCTAAGTTTGCTACTCGTTGGTCTCGCTTTGATAACACAGTCTTTGGCACAAACTTCAACAAAGCAGTTGAAGAGATGGATGCAATCGGCTTTAAGTCAGCAGCACTTGCCGATGCAGATAAGTTTGCCGTAATGATGTCTCGTTCAATCGGTGTTGGTATGGGTCAAGGCACTCGTGGTCTTTCACAGATCTTGCCTACCGGTATGCGTTTTATTACACCAGCAGAACGAGGATTCAATCGTGCATGGGCTGGAGCAATCCTTCAGTTCCGTGAATCAGCGATGGCTCGACTTGTAGCTGGTGGTCTTGATGGTGGCATCAAGGGTGCTAACGGAAAGATTACTCCTTGGTTCAAAGAGGCAGAAGCTTTCATTGCTAAGAAGCAAGCACAGGGCATGGATTTATCTCGTGATTACGAGAAGTTCATTGTTGACTTTATGTTTGAGACACAACAGGGAGTCTTGCTTCGTACACAGATTGCCAAGGTTGATGAACTCAATCGTGCATTGATGCTTGATGCTGATGAGGCTATTGCTCGTCAGGCTATGGAGAATTACTTCAAGGTAGTTACAGAAGGTGTCGATAACCTATCTGGTGGCCGTCAAGAACTTCGTGATTTTATTGCTGGTAAAGCAATGGTTGCAGTCGATGGCAAGAGAACCCCAGGATTCAATCCAAAGGGAACTCAATCAAAGGATGTATGGCTTGCCAATATCCTAAAGGGATATGTTGATTCAACAGACATCTCAAAGGCTATCGGTCAACTTAAGCTTCCAACAGATGATGTTCGTGCCGTTGCATCCTTCAAGGGTCAATGGGATCGTGCAGCATCTAAGTTCTTCCAAGTCTCTGCATCGATTGAAAAGCGAGCAGCACTTGGCCCAGAGTTTAAGCAGCAATACTGGAATGGTGTTGCAGAGAACCTAAACCTTATGACTAAGGATGAGGCTACTAAGATCCTTGCTATCGCAGAGAAGGAACTTCGTGGTATCAAAGTCTTTGGACTTAAGGCAGGGTTTGAAAACCCAGCATTAGTTCGTATGCGTGAAGCAATCAAGACACTCGATGATCGAGGACTTGCTGCCGATGATATGCATACAATCGCAAATAACTTTGCTGCTAACAAACTACAAAAACTTTATTACGATGCAATGCGACAGAAGCAGTATGCAGTTGCAGCTCGTCTAGTGGCTCCCTTCGCAGCAGCGTGGGGTAACACCATTGCTACATGGAGTAAGTTGATTGGCACAGATGTAGCCAACACTTTCCGCCTACAAGGCAAGGCTCGTACTTACAAGGCTGCTAACGCTTTTGAATTCTTGACTCATCCAGAGACTGGTGTCATTTACGAATGGACTGGTCAGAACTGGAATGATCCAAGCCAAGGATTTATCTACAAGGATCCAACCTATGGCGATCCTCGTATGGTTATTCCTCTAGCCGGTAATGCACTTGGCTGGATGCTTTCAACAGCAACCGGTGAAGCAGTTCCATCGATGCCAACATCACTTTCGATTCCATCTTTGAACCTTGCATTCAGCAATGAATTGCTACCGGGTGTAGGCCCTGCTATTCAGCTCTCATTAGGTCGACTAATTCAAAGTCAAGAAGGATGGGCAGCAGATCAACTTAGAGATGTGATCTATCCATTCGGAGCCCCTTCAGGTAAAACTGGAATTGTCGAGTCATTTACACCTGCTTGGGCCCAGAGAGTTCTTTACGGTTTAGGTATCAACTCCTTTGAGGAGAAGAGTGTTTCTACTCTTCGCCCATTGATGACATACCTTGCATCAACTGGCAACTATGGAGACTTCCCACTTGGTGGAGAAGCACAAGCAAAGCTTCTTGAAGATGCAGGTAGAGTCAACCGAGTCCTCGCCTTATGGCGTGGTATCACACAGAATGTGGCTCCCGGATCTATTGCACCTCAGATTCTTGCTAAAGATAAAGAGGGTGAACTTCATGTTCAGGCTCTTATGTTCAATGACTTCTTACAGATCCGTGCAAACAACCCAGACAGTTACGAAATTGCTGTAGCCAAGTGGGCTGACAAGTATGGTGAGTCGGCACTCTTTGCTTTGGTATCTGGATCTCGTGGTGGTATTACACCTACTGATGAAGCTTGGAATTTCTACCAGAACAACCGCAAGGATGCCAATGCGTATTCGAATGCGTTTGCCCTCTTCTTCCCCGGTGGACAATACTCACAAGAGTTTGCTAAATGGCAAGAACAGCGTGGACAACGATTTAAGTTATCACCTGCCGAAATGCAGATGGAAGCGGCTCGTTATGTATACACGGCTCGTAAGGCTAAGTTACAAAGCGATGAAGCCATCGCTGTCCAGCAAGGTGCAGATCCAAAGCAAGCCCATCAGGTCTACATGACTCGTAAGGCAGCAATGGATGATGACTTCGGTGGACAGCCAGACTTCCGTGCAGCAGGTGTTCCTCGTGAGACACTTGTCAAGGAGGTAACTCAGGCTCTTAGCAACCCTAAGTTTGCTGAAACTGAATCAGGTAAAGGCTTGGCTAAGTTCTTACAGGCTCGTGAGTCAGCATTGAATTCTGTGGCAGAAGCAGGATACAAGACACTTACAGGTAAAGCTGTAGAAAATGTAGCACAATGGCTAGACCAAACTGCTTACCAGATAATCTCCGAACACCCAGATTTCTCTGTAATGTACTGGCGTGTATTTGCAACAGAGACAGGAAATAACTAATGGTTGATCTAAACAAAAATGGAATTGATGATTCCTTAGAGAAAACATCAGGAACTAATCCTTATGCTGCCCCATCTGTAGGTGGTGGCAACTCATACCCTGCACAGGGAACTGGCGTATTCCGCCCGGGTGTTGTCTTTACAGATCCAAAGACTGGTAAGAAAACAGATGTAACTGGCAAAATTTATTCTGCCCTATATCAAGTTTCAGACCTTCAGGTTTACCAGATTCTTGGAGAACAGATTAAATCTTTATCAGATCAGAACCAAGTTAAAGCTCTTTTGATTCAAGGTGGCCAACTTGCTAAGTCTGATTTCCAGACCGCCTATTGGGGCAAGGCTGACACAGATGCATTTAAGAAACTATTGGGTGAAGCCAATGCTGATGGTGGCCGAACATGGCAAGAGAAATTAGCAGCCATTGGATCTGGTGGTGGAGAACCAAGAACAACCACACAGAGAGTCTCAAGTATCTCAACTAAGGAAGAAGCACAAGCAATCGTGCAGAATGCACTTCGTGCAAAACTTGGTCGTGATCCTCGTGATGCTGAATATAATCAGTTGCTTCAAACTCTCACATCTGCTGAGAAGGCAAACCCTTCAATCACAACACAGACACAGACAGCACCGGGTCAATACTCAACTACAACAACTGGAGGCCTATCAATGGCAGGCAAAGGTCAAGTTGTTGAACAAGCAATTATGGCTAACCCAGAGCTTGAGACAGAAGCAGTTAATAAGACTCTTAATTCATACGGCGATGTTATAGCGAAGATTGCAGGTGTCCGATAATGGCAGAGCAAGTAAAGCCTAAAGGCACTATTGATATTGATGCACTTCTCCAAGCGGAGAAGGCACGAGCCGCTAAGTCTAAAGCAGAATCAGAAGCTGCTGCTAAGGCCAATGCCGCCCGAAAGGCAGCAACTCAATACGAGCAAGCAGTCAAGTTTGTAGTTAGCCAAAAGAATGATCGCATTCAATCACTTGAGCAATCTATTGCTGATTCATTGTTTGGTATTAACCGTATCGTTAGAAACATTGCATCAAATACAGCAACTTTTGGTGACGAAAAAGAACTTAAGCGTTTAGAAAAACTTTACAACCAAGCAGTAGAACAACAGAATACACTTCTTAAAGAAGTAACTGGTCTTACAAAGAATACTGCTAAGTTGGATACAAAGACTGGCAAAGTAACAGTTGGAACAACTCCATCACCAGAAGCAGGTGGAACGGCTACTGGAACTGTAGTGGATTCTGATGGCGATGGAATTCCAAATAACATTGATCCAGAACCATACACAGCAAAAGGTTCAGCATCGCAAGCTAGTGTAGTTGGTAGTGAAACTGTTGCAGATCAAGCAGGTGGTAACAAGGGTGGTAACAAGGGTGGTAATACAGGTGGCAACACCGGAGGTAATACCGGAGGCAATACAGGTGGAACAGGTGGTGGAGATAAATTCACCGGAACTGGAACTACAGAAAAACCTTATCTAAAGAATGGCAAGCCTTATACAGGAACTGCTAATGGTAAAACTTACCAAGGTGGAATCCTTGTAGATCCAAATGCTTTGACACCGGAACAACAATCAAAGCTTGGTGAGTATGGCAGCAAGTATCTTATTGATTACTTCAAGGCCAACTACCCAGACATCTATAAGAAGCTCGAAAGCATGGCAAGAGTTGGCGAATCTGCTGCCAATGTTGAAGCATACCTTTCAGGAACTGCTTGGGCTAAAGATGTCAATCAAAGAACTTATGCACTTATTGGTGCAGCAGAATTAGCCAATGGTCTCAAGTTAGATCAGGCAACTAAAGATACTTATAGAGATCAATACCTTGCCAAAGTCAAGAGCATGGATGAAATCAAGTATGACATTGGTCTAAAGACTATTGCTCAGTTCCAGTTGGATACAGTCAAGCCAGATGTGGCTAACTCTATCCGTGCAGGAAATACCTTTGCTCAGGCAGCGGCTGACTACATTGAGATCTATCGTAAGAACCTAGAAATAGCATCATCTGCATTCAAGATAGATGATAAGCAATTCCAGACACTTCTTATTAGTTCATCTAACATCAGCGACTTCGAGAAGAAACTTCGCCGGACTGACCAGTATCTATCTCAGCCTAAAGTCCAGCAACAGATTAACGCTAACAAGATTATGGTTACTACTAAGTATCGTCAGTTTGGGTTAGCCCTTACTGCCTCAGCAGCAGATAACCTTGCTAAGAATGTTTTCCTTGGTGATACATCTAACGAACAGATCGATGAGAACCTTCGTCAGGAAGCAGTCAAACTCTTCCCAGCATTCCGTGATCGTATCCTCAATGGAGAATCCCCACTATCTATTGCAAGCCCTTACATCGGTGCAATCTCTCGTATCCTTGAGGTGCCAGAAGGTTCACTAGATCTAGAGGATGCAACGGTTCGTAAAGCAATGATTGGTTCAACAACAACTGTCGGAGACAAGACATCGTCAACAGTTACTCCATTGTGGCAGTTCGAGCAAGACCTATACAAAGACAGCCGTTGGCAATACACAGCCAACGCAAGAGCTAAGGCTGACAGCATCTTACTTGATGTCGGCTCGAGATTCGGAGTGATTCCATAATGGCAGAAAAAGTACCAGTTAAAAAGGGCGATACCTTATCAGGTATTGCAAAAGCCCAAGGCACTACTGTTGCACAGATTCTTGCTGACAACCCGGTTCTTAAAGCTCGTGCAGATGCAGGACAAACAGTTCTTTATAGCGGAACAAAAGTTCTTATTACAGAACCGAAGACATCAACCAATCCTTATGGCCCAACCGTATCCGGTGCCAATGCAGGTTTAGGAACAGGTGCTGTTCCTATTGGCCCAACAAGTGGAGTTGATACAACCACACTCCAAGGAATCCTTGCGGCTTCTGGAACAACATTAGATCCAACCGGAAAAATCGTTAATGATCCTAATGCAAAACCTGTAGACGGTAGTGGAGACAATCCACCTGCTGGAGTGACTGAGGTTTCTCGAGTAGATAATGGTGATGGAACCTTTACTGTTACATATAGCGATGGAACTACAAAGGTTATTGGAACAAAGACCCAAACTGGCAAAAAGATAGTTCGTCAGTATTATTCAGGATCTGGTGCAGCTCGTGTTCAGATTACTGAATATGATGATGGAACTAAGGACACAGTTCCTGCTCCAGAACAAGCAGCAGGTATGACACCTGAAGATGTCAATGCTGCTATTCAAAAGGCTATTGCTGCACAAAATGCAGAATTTCAAAAGATGCTTGATGCACAAAAGAAGCAACTTGAGACTGCTAAAGCAGAACAGGTTGCAGCCCAGCGTAAGTCAGCATTTGATGTTATCCGTGAGAAGTTTACTTCAATGGGTATTAAGGATGTTGGTGACGACATTGCAGCAATCTTTGCTGGCAAAGGCGTAGATCGATTTGGCAAAGTATTTGATGAGATCCCTACAACTTCAGAAGGTTTCTACCTTCAGTTGATTAACACTAAGTCTTACTACGAACGCTTTGGCAAGGTCAATGAAGCTCGTCTTAATGCCGGATACAAGGCGTTGGATGAGAAAACAATCGTTGGAATGGAAGATGAATACCAGAAGGTATTGACTTCATACAATATGCCAACAGGTTTCTACGATCAAACTACAGACTTCCAATCATTCCTAAAGAACAACCTCACCAATGTCGATGTTGCAAACATCATTCAGGCGTATCGTGACTTTGTCACTACAGGCACAGATTCCAATGTTCGTAAGCAACTTAAGGATCTATACGGTATCGGTGACGAAGCCCTTACTGCATACATGATTGACCCAACAAAGGGTCAGGGAATCCTTGAGCAGATTGCTGGTAAGAACATGAATACAGCAGCAGCTCTTATCGAAGGTCTAACAGCAGAGCAAGCACAGATGGCTCAGGCCTACGGTGCAGGATCTCTTGGCTATGGATCACAACGCCAGAAGTATTCACAGGTTCAGCAAGAACTTCAGACAACCGGAAACCTTGCTGCTATCTATGGTGAGAACTTCGGAGCCAAGGAAGCAATCGCTGCCGAGTTCGGTGGAGATGTCCAAGCACAAGCACAAGCAGCACGAATCAAGGCAACAGGTGCAGCAGCATTCGGTGGCACAAGCGGTCTTGGATCTAAGGCACTAAGAACTAAAACAGTTTAAGTAACAGGGTGATTGGCAATCATCCGGGTTCGAGACCCGGACACCCACTCCATCTCTAGAAATGCCGGAACTTGAGATGAGTATAAACCCGGAAGTTGGAGCCAATGCATTTCCCCGATTGCATTGCGGCCAGCGACTAACATGAAAAGGGAGTAGGACAAATGTCCAATTACGAACTGGAAGAGGATGAATTCGAACTTGATTCGAATGATGTTCTCGGACAACTACGCAAGGCCAATAAGGCAAAAGAGAAGCAACTGAAGGAAATTCAGGAAGAGCTTTCAAATTTGCGTAAAGAAAAACGAGAGAGAACTATCTCAGAAGTCCTTACAGCTCGAGGAGTGAATCCGAAGATTTCGGCTTTCATTCCGCAGGACATCGACCTCACGGAGGATTCGTTGTCGTCATGGCTCACAGAATACGGAGATGTATTCGGTGTGTCACAAACCAACCAAACAAACTCAGCAATACCAGAAGGTTTTGTAGACAGTTACAAAAAGGCTCAATCAACTGTAGACAGCGGCATTAGTGCTGATCGTGAACAGATGATTCAAGCCCAGATGGATGAGGCTTCCGCAAAGGGGCCTGATGCATTAAAGCAATTATTTGCAGATCTTGGTAAGGCTGGGTACTAACCCAGAAAGGCGGTGCCGTAAATGGCAACCACTCAAATCTCTGGTGTAGCAAACCTCGTAGTCAATGCATATGACACATATGTAAGAGCTGCACTCCGCTCACTTCCTGTCATGCGTTCAGTCGCAGACCTACGACCAGTAGCACTCACCAACCCGGGAACTTCTCTTAAGTTTGCAGTTTATGCAAACCTAGCAGCAGCAACCACAGCTTTAACAGAAACAACCGATGTAACACCTCTTGCACTAGCAAACCCATCACAGATTTCAGTAACTGTTACTGAATACGGTAATGCTGTTGAGCAGACAGAGAAGGTCAATATGGCTTCATTCTCTTCTATCGACACTATGATCGGTGATGCACTTGCTTTCAACGCAGCAGATACATTGGATAAGTTAGTTGCAACAGCACTAACATCTGGATCAGTAGTTAAGTACGGTGGAAGCCGTACATCTACAGCTACTCTTACAGCTACAGATGTTCTATCAACAACAATGCTTCGTAAGGCACAGACAACACTTCTTGAGTCAAACGCTCAACCTCGTGTTGGTGACCTTTACACATTGTTCATCCACCCACGCCAAGCTTTCGACCTTCGTGCCGAGACTGGTGCAGGCGGATTTGTGGACATCCACAAGTACACAACTGACAATGTAGGAAACCTATTGACAGGCACCATTGGTGTTCTTGAAGGCTTCCAAGTTGTTCAGACTTCTCGTGTTCCATCAACCACTTCAGGTGCATCTTCAGCTACTGTTTATTCAGCAGTTGCAGTTGGCAAGGAAGCTCTTCTTGAGGCTAATGTTTACGATGTGCAAACAGTCGTAGCACCTCAGATCGACATCCTTCGCCGTAAGTCAGCACTTGGCTGGAAGTACTTCGGCGGCTGGGGCATCTTCCGAGATGAAGCAGTTGTTCGTTTGGAATCAGGCGGATCTAGCCTCTAGTAGGTCATTAGTTGAGGGGGGCAGGGCAACCTGCCTCCCTCTCTATTAACAAGGAGAATCATGGCAACATACACATTTTACCCACCGCAGGTGATGGAAGGTTATCCATTGGCTGACAAGTGGTGGCGTAGAGTTGTATCCCAACGAGGGGTAGCCGTGCTTATCAACGATGGTGAATTGTCTTTGGCTCGAGCAGTCACAGAAGATGAATTAAGAGATTACGATTATGTATTCCTTGGTGGGCGAGGTCACATAGTGAACGAAGCCACAAAGGATATTCTTGTAGCACAAGGCTTCGCAATCAGAACTCAGGCTCAAGCCGACTCTGATTCGAACATAGCCCATAACGGATTTTTAGTGGAGATAGTTTAATGGGATGTAGAACTGGATGTCCTACTCAGGATCATGAAAACTGGGGCGAGTGCCTGAAGCAATCAGGTCTACAAGTTAATACAGGTGATGCTAACAGTTCCAAGATGATGCCTCAGAAGAAGTGGGATGCAGAGTTAAATGCATACCAGTCTGCAATCAGTCAAGGTATCGAACCAGCGACAACAAACATGAAGGATATTCGTGGGGCAGTCGAAGTAAGCAACATAGCCGGTAAGGCATTCGACTCGACCACCAACTCGTTTAAGGACTGAGCATGACAACCATTATCGGAATCCAAGGTAAAGGCTGGGGATTGATCGCAGCAGATTCTCTGATAGTGGGTGCAGATCAGA